AAATGTAGAGTCTTTATGATATGTTTTCAACATATATAAATCCACTAGTAGTATGAGATGATTTATATGTGGATACTTTATGCATTTGATAGTCTCCATCACAGTCACTAAATACAATTTTTTTTATTCCGTATAATTTAATATATTTAAAACAATTTATACACGGTGGTGATGACTGTATTAATCCTTTTTTTGATAGTCGAACAACGTATAGAGTACAATTAGAGTGAACCTTTGCTATAGTGTTGAACTACTTTTTGATTACGAAGTACATCTCTAATAGCTGAAATTTCGGCATGACACGTATAACAATTAGTCAACATTTTATCGGTCGAAGTATTACGATAATTATTAAAGCCTTTTCCAAGAACCTTACCATTTCCAACAATTATACAACCATGTCTATGAAAACACGGAGATTTATCTGCTTCCAAAGCAGCATCACAAATGTACTTTTCATGCTTTCTCGACAAGTCTAGTTTGTTAGACATTTGCTATATTTATAGTACACAAATACATTTCATTTTTTTTAATATTGGATAAGGCGGTTTTGTCCTAGCCACAGATGTAACCGGTTAAAACAATCTTCAGTCTTGATTTTATACATGACAATTCTTGGATTATAGGGCTGTCGCAACATGATTTGTCTACAGGCATGAAATGCAGCCGTAATATTAACCGTGTTATACTTTATTACATCAGCGGGATTAAATTGAGGTTTACGTTGACGAGCATTGACTGAATTATGAAAAATTATTAAGAATAATATTAAAGAGTCCTTGTTAGGAGGAACACGAACATGTGCCATGTATTTTACAGCATGAGATGCACAATCTGGACATGGTAAGCTTGCTCCAAGTAATTTAATCATACGAAACAAATCATTCTTTACTATATTGTAGTGGTGTGGATGTATTTTAACAGATAGAGTATGTAAAAATATCCATGTACTTTCACCCCATTTCATTATACTATATAGTTATTTTTATGTTCGACATGTACGTCGGCAAAATCGTCGCTTGCAAGTACGCCGTTTTCTCCTAGTTGACCGTTTCTTTTTATGCAATAATTTTTTAATAGATGCTGTATCTCGACCCGGATGTTCTTTAACTTTATTTCCATTAATGACTAGAATAGTAGGAAATTCTTGCACAAATATATTAGTTTTTCGATGTTGCATTGCCTGTTTAAAATTATTAAGAAAACTTGCTTCAATTTCTGCAATTGTTTCATCGGAAGATACATTTACGGCATTGTCCCAATCTTGTTGACTATTTTCACAATGCGTACAGCCATTCATCATGAATCTAACCAATAGCTTATTTTTATTTTGTAAATGTTGTAATCTATATAAATCCTGCTCCGAATGGATACGAATCATACTATTTATATATATATTATTATAGTATGATTCTAATTTTAACCTTGTGCCTTTTTTTACTTGGCCTATATGTTACACTGACGTATTCATCGTCAGATATGCGAGAAGGGTTTAAACCTCGTTGTCCAAATTTATTAATACAGAATGGAAATGAAATCTGGCTCAAAAATACAAATTTGGCAGAGGTTCCTGGTGTAAATCCTGTTGTATTTAAATCATTAAGCGAATACACTGAATTTGTAGAATGGCAAAAATCTCAGGATATTGATTGTCCTCTTTTATATTTACAAAAAACATTTGATGCGCAAAACAACTCTGTATATCGAATGAAGCCACCATTAGAGACTGCACCAAAAAGCATGGATACTAAAAATCAAACTATCGGCGACGTGTCTTTGCTCGGTACTGCCGCCGTGATTTCCGAGGGTGACGCTGGTTCGAACGACGCAATGAGTTCTGATTGGGACGGCGTCGTCTAGACTTTCCACCAAATGATAGTTTATAATAAAAGTTTGTAGGATCATAATCTGCTCTAGTGTTCATCATTTTTATGTCATCTCGTGTAGCCTTAATATATCCGTTTTTTACTTTTTTAAATGCATGTGTTTCTAACAAGCCTTCTGGTATCGGATATGTTCCCCAATGGTCTTTATATCCATACTTATAACTACGTATTTTTAAAATCGGTACAAATTTAGTATTATATTGTTCTACGGACTTTATTTTATTAATAAAATTATTAATACGTTCTGCTGTGAAGATAATATTTTGTATATTGGTGTTTCGCATGAATTTAGTTTCTTCTGCATAACTATCGTCAAATTCATTTTTTGTTTTAATAGGAGAAGATTCGAATTCTCTAACAGTTTTAGTTAGTTCTTTATATTGATCTAAGTCAATATCAAATTTTTCAATAGGAGAGTTATCCATAATATAACATTATTTTTTTAAAGTACGTTTACGTCTTACTAAAGCTTTAATTGTTTTTTTACTTTTCTTTACATTACGTCGAGATTTACGCATACCACCGAACTTAGTTTCGTCTAAGAATTCTTGAAAATCCACTGCATCATTAGGTACAGTTGGTAGTTCTATAATTTGTTTTTCAATATCACTGATTAAATCATTGATCGTGTTAAGCTCTGCCGCAGTTGTAGATTGGACCACACGTGCCGCTTCGGCACCACTTTCTAATGTTGCAATTGTTTCACTTGAGGCGGCTAATGATGTCTGAGCCGCCGTAGCTGCGGCAGCCGATGATCTTGCGTCAGCTTCTACCCGCAGTAGGTCAATAGATTTTTCGCTTAATAATGTATTCAGTTGTGCAATAGTGGCTCTATTTCCCTCTCCAATTTGCGCAGCTTCCGCGTCAGCAGCTAATTGTTGCCTTTTCATCAGTTCGTCCAACTCTTGAAAACGTTGTTTTAATATTTGTTGGTCTGTTTCTGACTGGACTTTTGCGGCATCAAACTTACTAGTCAGTAATACGTGTGTATCGATGGCAGCATCTTTCTCCTCGTGCAACGCTTCAAGCCTGGTCCCAGCGGCTGTTATTGTGGCTTCTTTTTCTGCTAATTGTGCCTTAGTCTTTTCAAGTTCGACTGTTAGCGCTTCAATTTTTTGTTTAACCAGGACTTTAAAGTTAATATATGTACCATTACGTACTGCTAATGCTCGAGCCATAGTTCTTAATTTATCCTTTATAACATCGACAGTAGTAGCTGGTTGTTGTGCACTCATATAATTATACTACTTTTTATATTTTCCATTCGCTGTAATATTTTATCATTTTCACGAGTTAATTTATTTAGACCACTTTCAGTTAATTCATTTGTATCAATAATGTCTTGTATATAAACATTTATAAAGTCTAATTCAGCAGTATGTTTCTTATCTTTTTCTTCAATGACAGTTTGAAATGCTTCATACTCCTTAACAACTGATGACAACAAGTTATTTTCACTTGCACGTACCTTTAATTGTTCGAGATTAGAACGTAGTTTATTCTTTTGATAATCAACTTCCTGCATTGAATTTAATATATATAATTATATATCAATATATTATGGCATCTTTACAAGAAGTCGACCCACAATCTCGCGTGGCAATTATTGTGTCACATAATTCACGTATCCAATGCATACTTCAAAAGATTGTTACTCACACTGGAACTCGTCTTAAAAATTGTTGTATACTTAAAATGGAAGTGAATAAAATTAATGGCGTAAACATTGAAATGATATATGAAGGTTCAGTATCAAAAAAAGACGCAGCAAGTAGCAAAACATACTTTGATATAGGTTCATTTAATGCCATATTTAATGTACAACATGGAACTGGTATTAAAAATCTAAAAATAGATACAATTGATGATACCTATACATTTTATATTATACGACATGGACAAAGTACTCATAATGAACGTACCAACTATGGGCTGACTTTAGATACTAGTTTAAGTGATACAAGTACAGACACTGCAGAGTGTAAACAATATTTAGATAAAAACACTGAGTTACTTCTTATGAATCCTGTAAAATATAGCAAGACACATTACTCTAAAGCAGAACATTATTTTGTATCCGATTTGAAACGAAGTCGTCAAACCATGAATGTATTATTTCCATATAAGGACCATATTATATTGCCCTGTTCAAGTGAAGTAACAGCTAATAACGGTAACGGTAACTGTGACGGAGGCATATCTATGTCTGGGAATGAAAATTATCCTAGTTGTAATATACAATCAATCAAAGCCAAACATACCGACTGTATCGGGAAGTGGGATCACTATTTAAAATTTTATGGTGGTAAAATGCGTCATACACATAATGTATACAGGAAACACTGTACAGATACTACAATGATTGCAGAAGCTATTAAAATTATGTCCAATAACCATATTGAATCACCTAGTAGTAGGTACTATACGTCTCGTACTGGTCTTCATTTGCGAGATAGGATGACCCGTCATAATGATTCAGATTTTGCGCCAAAAGCACCATCAACGTCTCGTTTTAATGTTCGAGGTAAAGTTCGAAATATGATGACTCAAAAAGCTGCAGCAGAACCAGTCAGATCACAAGATAAAAAATCTTCTTCGCCAGAAGCAACCACTGAAGATTATCCAGAAGATCCTATTTATGCTCAACCGACGCATAAACAACTGGGTCGGGTGTTGGATGGTGCATTACCCTCAACACCATCAGTAACAGGACTACATATACGCAAGCGATTTTTGCCTTCACCCGGTTCAACAGGTGGAACACGACGCCGTAAAAAGAAACATGCCAAGACAAAAAAATATAAGCGTTAAGTGCATGTCGGCAACATCAGCAATACTTGTATCTCATGATACGTATATCCAAGATTTGCTCAAAACGTCGAACCAAGATATTAAATGCCTTGAAAATTGTTGTATATTACAATTATCAGTTGATACTCCTCGTGCGTCATTAAATATTTTATATGAAGGATAAAAGATCATCTTTATAGTGAAACATTTGAAGATACATTTAGTCGCGTTGTTGATAGTGTTACTTACTCGAATTTAAAGGTATACCTTTTAGAAAATAACCATGTATGCGTATTTTATGTTGTAGTTAGAAAACCAGATTTATTTGGTAATACACTTGAAGATAGAATGCATTATTTTATTTCTGATTCAGATCATTGTCTCTCTATCTGTATATACTTGTTGGTGACAAGATATCACCTCAATTATTACAATATACAGATAGAGAGACAATTGAATTTGCCATTAAAGATGTCATTTCAATTATGCGATTCACGTCTAGTAAAATGCCGTTGGTACATTTCGAATTAAAAAATATAATTAATACAATCATTTGATACAATTCATTCGAGTTCATCAATTGATTCTAACCGAAAATGTTTTAGGAATATAACTAAAATGTTTAGACATAAGCGTCGAGCAAAATTAAATACAAATTACTCTTTCTACAGTAATCGTAATTAGATTGGAATCAAGCAATGATTCTCCAATACTATTCTATTTTGACATCAATTTTTATTGTTTCGCATCGAAGATTAAAAAAATTGATATAAAATAGAATATTCATATAGTGTAAATGATTATCCCAATTAAATGTTTTTCATGTGGAACTGTAATAGCTGACAAGTATCGACTTTATATACAGGAAATTGATGTCAAAATGGATGCAGATCCAACCTATTTCAGCAATGATAATATGGTAAAAACTATACGGGGAGAAACTATGGATAAATTAAACATTCGAAAAATATGTTGTCGGCGTCACTTTTTGACACATGTTGACATTGTGTAAAGTACTTAAACATAATTGCAATATTTTACTGTAATGTGGTGGGACGAATTAAATGATCCAGACTATAAAGATACTAAAATAGTTCCATCACTAGCAATTGATTATAGCTATTACCATCGACCCATAACAGCGTTCAATTGTACCATTTTACATGCTGTTACGGGTGCCAATACTGGATATAAAATGGGATCAACTGACGAATATAGATTTTATGTGGTTATGGAGAGTGATCCAGATTCACCCAAAGAAGCAAGGCGGCTATATTTTTCGTCACCAGACGAATATGAACAGTGTACAGGAATTCAAGTGAATGAGCGTAGTCGAGAACGGTTTATAGCTAATCGTCTAAAACATGTTTTTTAATTTCCTTGTTGTCTATAATGAGTTTGTATACTGTTTTGGGAGTAACATCAACTGCTTCTCAAGAAGATATAAAGAAGCAGTATCGAAAGTTATCACTTGATTGCCATCCTGATCGTCCCAATGGAAATTCTGATACTTTTCAAGAACTAAATGCTGCTTACGAGCAATTATCTGATGTAAATAAGCGTACACAATACGATCGTCAATTAAACCCACCGGATGATTTTCTAAATATGTTTTTTGGGGAACGAACTGAGTTTGACCAACATAGTTTTATTTTTAAAACTATGATAAAAGCTCCTCCACTAGTAGTGACAGTTGAAATTACATTGGATCAAGCACATGCAGGATGTAATCTTCCAGTAAATATTGATAGATGGATAAATGATCAACAAATGAAACAGTTGGACCATGAGACTATTTACGTGGATATTCTACCAGGTATGGATACTAACGAATATATCATGATGCCTTTAAAAGGTAACATGGGTCCAGATGGTGTATTGGGTGATGTGCGAGTGGCCATCAAAGTCATAAATACAACCAAGATGGTTAGGCGAGGGCTTGATTTATGGTTTACACAAACAATTACACTAAAGGAATCTCTATGTGGATTTTCCTATGACATGGAGTATTTACACGATAAAAAAATGAAGATTAGTAATGTATCTGGTAATGTAGTATCTCCATATTATAAACATTGTATACCTGGAAAGGGAATGACAAGAGGCAATCAGACGGGTCAACTTATCATTGCATTTGATATTATTTTTCCAGCTACACTACCACAATCAACCGTCGAGCAATTACAAACGTTAATTTAAATCACTAAAATTGTAAAACATACTTTTTAAACAAATCATCATTTCTAAAATTAAATTCATTAACATTATCCAAGGTACAATCATCTATATCTTTCATGTAGTAAGCAATACCACATCCACAGATACCATTTAAAACTATTAGTGCACGATTTTCAAGAATTTTAGTTATTGCTTTATATTTATTTATGTTTTCCAAAGAATTAAAATAAATTATAATTTGACATTTAGTCATAACAGAATATTTAATATCATAATGCATTTGATGTGCTTGGCTTGTACAACATGCATCAGTAATTTTTGCTGTATAAAATTTATAAGAAGCCATGATATAAATTTTACATGTCACAATATTAATCAATTTTTCTATTTGTGTAATCATTTAAAGCGGTATAACTGTTGTACAGTATGAATGTCTTGACACTTAAAACTGTTCAAATATCACCATTTCGAACTCTTATGACAGCACTCAAGGATATTTTACTAGAATCAAACATTACATTTCAACCCGATGGTATGCGAATTATAAATATGGATAAATCTCATACTATTCTTGTTCATTTATTTCTAAAAGCTGAAAACTTTGAGTTTTATGAATGTAAAAAAGAAAAAATTATTATCGGGGTCAACATGTTTCACCTTTTTAAATTAATCAATTCAATTGATAATGACGATACACTAACTATTTACATCGAGGCAGCAGATTACAATGACGGAATAGTCAATAATCTATGTCTTCGATTTGAAAACGGTGACATTAAACAGTGTAAAATACAAAAGTTGCGTCTAATCGAGCCAGATGAGGATGAATTGCGTGTCCCTGCAGTATCTTTTTCTTCAGTCATAAATTTACCATCGTCAGATTTTCAAAAGATTGTACGAGATTTATCTTGTATATCTGAAAAAATAGAGATTAAATCTGTAGCAAATGAATTAATCTTTAAATGTACAGGACCGTTTGCCGTTGCAGAAGTTCGTCGAGCAGAATCAGATGGAAGTATGTTTATTCAACAAGATGTAAATAAAATTATTCAAGGAAATTTCAGTTTGAAACATTTAGGATACTTTATTAAATGTACAAATATGTGCAGTCAAATTGAAATGTATTTAGAAAATGATACGCCGTTAGTAGTTAAATACGCCGTTGCCGATCTCGGAGAAATCAGACTATGTTTAGCTCCCTTACCAGAGTCCTAATGCTTTTTAGACGGTCTCTTGGATGATCGTTTAGATGGTCTTTTAGATGATCTCTTGGACGGTCGCTTGGATGATTGTTTAGATGGTCTCTTGGACGACCGACGAGTTTGTCTCCATCCGCCTGTTAGGGTGGCAGGCGATAATGCACAACCACCGCCCACAGGTGTGCTATCTGGATTGCCCACAGGTGTGCTATCTGGATTGCCCGTAACACGTGCCGCTAATCCAGATAGTACACCTGTGGCCTGTGCCGCCACATCAGATGTTGAACCTTTGAATACTGACATTGTATTTTGGGCCCGTTCCATCGCACGAGCTGCTGCTTCTTTTGCTTCTTTTGCTTTTTTCATTATGTCTGTTGTGTCTGCTGGTGCTGTTGTGTCTGCTGCCGTTGTAAAAGGCCAAACACCACCTTTCATAATTTTGCCTGTCATATATTATAATTATATTTTAATGTTTCTTAAATATGCAACCAGATGCCCTTAAGCTATTGACTTTATGTGGATCTGTAAATCGGCAAGATGACATCCATAATTTTAAAATGCAAAAGTTTTTTTTGGGCGATATAGAAACACCTGTTATAGCATCTAAAAAGTCCTGATCTGCCGTGATTGTTTTACCAATTACACTAAAAACTGTATTTTGCCAGGTTGACGCAATTTTATGAGTAATTTTATATGAAAAACACCCTCCATGTCTATTATGATCATCTTCCCATGTTGGGGCTATACCATTCTTCATCATGAAAAACATGCAATTTGTAACCAATTTATCTGGTAACGCGTGTAAAAGTGCAGACACTTCTTCAACATGAGACACGGTCATGATTTTAATATAGCTATCAATACTCCATGATGTATCATGTGGTAAATGTGCCCACAACACCCATTCGGTTGATAATAGGTGCATTGTTGTACTTTATACAAGTTCTGTTTATATTGTTATGGTTTGTTGCGTTGTTACATCCACAAATTGATCTATGATTGTTATTTGACTTTCTGTAGTTGGATAAATTTTAAAATAGTGTCTACACAACCATAAAGTAATAGTTTCGTCGAAAAGTGTAGTACCTGCAATATAAAATTGTGTCGGATTTAATACATGTGGCGTATTATTAATTGTAACAGATAGTCCAAGTATAGGTTCTGGATGAACTATTTCATATGTATCCTTCATGAAATGATATTTCACAACTCCTTTGTTTTCAATGTGCAAAATATATTCAAACGGGTCTGGATTAAACATTGACACTTGGTGTCCATTTCTGGTTATTTTAAAATATTGGTGTTCCATACATTTATTTTTAACAAATTGATACATATGTACATTAAATTAATATATGTTCAACTTGATTTTAACAATTTAAATGTACTTAACTAAATTACTTTATGGATACTAAATTTAATGAATACTTGTCCTTTGAAAAGTCTTTGCACCCTAAAATCATGGAGCTACCATTTCCGACAATTGATAACTTTGAAAATTTAATATTATATGGCCCACCTGGCATTGGTAAATATACACTTATGCTATCTATAATTAAACGATATAGTACATTGAAGTGTGACTCACGTCTTCACATTGAAACCATCATACCGTTTTATATACGAATAAGTGACATTCATTATGAAGTGGATATGGATTTTTTAGGTTGTAATTCAAAACATATATGGAATGACATTCATTCACACATTTTAGATGTTATACAAAATAAACATGAAGATAAGCGTGGCATCATTGTATGTAAAAATTTTCATAAAATAAAACCTGAACTATTAGATATATTTTACAGCTACATGCAGGATTCTGTTAAATATATTTTATTGACAGAATCCGTATCATTTATACCAGCAAATATTTTATCAAAATGTCATATTTTATCGGTCCCTCGTCCATCGCGAGATGCATATGAAAATTGCTTGAACGTTCCCATACCAACCGTAATCAATAATATAAAATCTGTACAATTGCGTCAACCCACGTTGGAGTTTTCCGCTAATATGTGTAAATTATTGATAGACGTTATTACAACACTAAAGTTTACAATGTCTGATTTACGGGAAGAGCTATATAAGATTTTAATTTTTAATATGAGTATTGAAAACATATGTCATGTTCTACTCAAAACATTAGGTAAAACACCAAAAGATAAATTTGACATGGTAAAAGAGACTGTGCAGTTTCTTCAATATTATAATAATAATTATCGACCCATTTACCATATGGAACATTATATTTATTCACTAATGCGAATTGAACACGGCTTAAATATATAATATGTATAATATATAATGTCGATTATACAGTCTCTCTACATTGGTCATGCAAATGTTTCTTGTACAACTGAAGATATTAAAAACAGGTTTGATCAACACTTTAATGAACAACTTGTATCGAGAGTAGATGAACGCGTCAAAACAGATAAGCGAGGTGTTCCATTTAAATTATTTTTTGTTCATTTTGACAGGATAAATCCAGCATTGCAATCATTTTTCATGAAATTAAATACTTCAAAAACATTGACTGTAAAAGGATTAAAAGTTCAATTCAATTCGAGATATGAAGAAAAACAAACTGATATTGTTAGTTCGGTAAAAGATGATGCTTATTGGTTAGCTCTGGCAGAAGAATTTCATTGACCTCTTCAACCTCTTCAACCCCCCAATTGGGCCAGTTATACATAAATCTTGGATGAAATAATCCTTCTATAGCTGTTCTATTTTGTTCCGATTGTATTTGTTTTATTTTTCCGTAATCATATGTAAATATATTTGGATTACGACTTAAACCAGCCCATGTAATTTTATCTTGATTTTCTCGCAACAATTGAATTGCATCATCATTTGGATTTTCACTTAAACTTTCCCATTTAATGTCACCTTGATTTTCTATTATCAATTGAATTGCATCTGGATTTGGATTTTGACTTAAAACGTACCAATTAATTTCTTCTCGATGTTCTATTAACAATTGAAGTGTAATTGGATCGTCTCTTAATATTTGAATTGCAGTTGGATTTCTACTTAAATAATACCAATCAATTTTAGTTGGTTCTTCTCTTAACAATTGACTTGCATTTGGATTTGCACTTAAATGACGCCAATTAATTTTAGTTGGATTTTCTCTCAATAATTGAATTGCATTTGGATTTTGACTTAACCCATTCCAATTAATTTTAGTTGGGTTTTCTCTTAATAATTGAATTGCATTTGGATTATGACTTAACCCACTCCAATGAATTTTATCTTTATTTTTAGCTTCGCTCAACAATTCAATTGCATTTGGATTCTCACTTAAATGATACCAATCAATTTTATGTTGGTTGTCTTTTAACAGTTGGACGGCATTTGGATTTTCACTTAAAGAATGCCAATTAATGTTACTTCTATTTTTTCGTAACAATTGAATGGCATTTGGATTTGGATTTTTACTAAACCAATTCCAATTAATTTTTTTTTTATTTTCTCGCAACAATTGTATTGCATCATCATTTATATTTTGACTTAACCAATTCCAATTAATTTTACTTCTATTTTCTCTCAATATCTTAATCGCACCCGCACTTGGATTTTTACTTAACTCACTCAGGACAAGATTATTAACATCAATCCAGTCGTGTAATTTATTTCGTTTCACGCCATTCATGTTATAATATGATTCGTCAATAATCGGTGCATGTGTTGGTGGTGTTGATAATTTTGGTGGTGTATCAACACCACCACGTTGTGATACCTGTTTTTTACGACTTTTATTAAATAGTTTAACCTTTATAGTTTTATTAGTTGGATTTTTCCTCAAACTCTTTTTACATTGTCTATGTGTCCTTTTTATAGTACCCTTCATACACTATTTAAATATTTTAATGCACTACTTTAGATTTACTCGCACATAATGTCCATGAAACGAAACAAAATTTTATTATTTATACCAAGACTGGTAGTTGGATTTAGTATTGACCATTGTCGAATTTGAGTTTGATTTACATCGTCCTTTGGATTTAAAATGGCTAATAATTCTACATATTCGTTCATGCGTTCTTTATCATCAATAGTTGTCAATAGTTGAATTTTTGATATAATATATTGTACTAAATCAGTATAATACTGTACTGATATAACGGATGCATTTACAAGATTTACTATAAACTTTGTAAATGCGCGACGACGATTATTTTCTGTTTTATAGATGCAGTAAGCATCATAATTGTCTGGACTCTCAATTATAAATGTATTTAATGATTCAATCATCATGGTATACTGCTTGTCAAGATATGTATTTAAATCTGAAATTAAATTTAATTCTTTGTACAGCAATACATATACATCAGAAAAAAATGAATTTATGCAAATAACATTGAAAAAGGTAGTCATGAAGTCTTCAATATTATTAATAGCAACAATTTTAAGAATAATTGGAATCTGTACACTTTTATTATCTTGTGTCAACTTATTTAATTCACGAGTCAGGTCTTGCATTGATATTTTTTCTTGCACCATTATTTTAAAGCTAGGTTCAGTATCAACACTTTTACACAATGCATTAATGGCAAGCTTAATGTCAATTGATAATGTATATTCCATAGTTTTTGTAGTCTCCATAAAAAATTCTGGCGAGTACATATGTTATAAATGTACATGGTTTTAAATAATAAATACTTAAACAATAAACATGTTATTTGACTAATGAAAGAATGGGATTCATTTGGATTAGATATTGATGTGCTTCGCGGAATTTATTCAGTTGGATTTGAATATCCAAGCCCGATTCAAGAACGAGCCATACCAGAACTATTAACTGGCCGCGATGTTATCGCTCAAGCTCAATCTGGCACTGGAAAAACTGGCGCATTTTGTATATCAGCATTACAACGATGTAAATCAACTGAACGTCCAGTGCTAATCTTGTCACCAACACGAGAATTGGCCATGCAGACAAATTCCGTTTTTTCAAAACTTGCTACTTTTACCACCATCAAGTCACATTTATTAATTGGTGGATCATCAGTAGATAATGATGTTCGAATTTTACGTTCAAATAAACCACAAGTTATTATTGGGTGTCCTGGACGAGTTCTCGATTTTTGTATGCGCAAATATATACCATCTACTTTTTTCATGATTATTCTCGATGAAGCAGATGAAATTTTATCAATGGGGTTCCAGCAACAAGTCAAATCTATTTTTAGTCATTTTGAAGATATGAATCAAGTTGTCATGTTTAGTGCTACAATTCCAGATACATTGGTAGACATTACAAGTAAAATTATGCGAGATCCAATCGAGATACTTGTCAAGGCTGATCAACTTACATTGGAAGGAATCGCACAATTTTATATTTCATTTGAAACAGATGATGACAAGCTAGGAGCTCTACAAGATTTATATGAAAGCATTAGTGTATCTCAGTCAATCATTTACTGTAACTCTGTAAAGCGAGTGCGTAGTTTATACGATACAATGAAAGATGCTGGTTTTCCAACCTGCTGTATACATAGCGAAATGGATAAGATGGAACGAACTCAAGCATTTAACGATTTTAAAGATGGCAAGTATCGCGTATTAATATCGTCTAATGTAACGTCAAGAGGTATTGATATACAACAAGTAAGTGTAGTCATTAATTTTGATATACCTAGATGCGTGAATAATTATTTACATCGAATTGGGAGATCTGGTCGATGGGGGCGTAAAGGTCTTGGTATTAATTTTGTAACTCGATTTGACAAGGACATGATTGAGTCAATTGAATCTCATTATAAAATAAAAATTCAACCATTGCCAAGTGATTATTCAACCATGATTAGTAATTAAAATTGATCCACATTTACTATATCAAAGTATCATGATGTGGAAAGCCATAAACACGGAAACAGTAAACACTGTGTTTAAGACGTGGGTCTCGTTTGGAATGGTATCGGGTGGATTCTTATCTGGTTCTTATAAATTTGTGGATATTGTGAGTGACTGTTCACCAAAATATCAATATTCTCTTGTAGAATTTCCCATGCGAGGAGTTTATCATGCATCTATAATTGCCGCCCATATTGGTTGGGGTGGAATAGTTGGAGGTTTTGCTGCCGCTACAGCACCCATTTCCATTCCAACATATATATGGATTAATCGTTAATTTAATGGCACACCAAGTTTGCATCCAGGACATTTATGTGAATTATGTTCAATAGCAAACTTGGACCACCAACATGATTGACAAATACCATGAGATTTATCTCCATTATTCCGCAAACACTGTGCTGGCATTAGCATTTTATTTTTTGGAAAGTTACTATTACATATACAACAGGATGTTGTTTTACACATATTATATACGTATAATATGTGTCTATATAAGGTGTCGATGATTATTATTTATACATGTATAATATGCGTACTGTACGATTTAAATATAATAATGGAGTAAAACAAACTAGGAAAAAATATCGTAAAACACCGTACCCGTTTACAGTAAGGCGGCGGAATGTGTATCGTCGACAGATTGTTTAAAGTTTAAATGGGCAGGGCTTTTAGTTTGTATCAGTGGAACAATATTATTTACAATACTTTCTTCAAGTGTTCCATTAAATTTTTCTGGAGTCTCTTCAATGCCTAGTGGTATGTTTACTTGTCGACGTCCTGGTTGCCGACGCACAATTAATCCATAACCAGCAATTGCTCCAACAATGCCTAAAATGGGTGACTGGAAAAACAGAATAAGTATTATTATTGCTAAACCTAAACTGACTGGAACTGTCCCGATAGCAAGTATTTGAAGAGGTAGCGTGACGCCAAAAAGAATAATCATACATAACATTACGAGTACTAGAGCATGTAACAGGTTCATATATAACTGTTGCATAATAAAATTGATAGACTTTAATTATATTTATACTTAATGTTCATAGGTACAAATGGATACACAATACCAAAGAAGGATATGAACAAGGTGGCAGAATCTGAACTTCGACGTACATTAACTTTTAAGCCCCAACTAAAATCTTATGGTGGCGAAGCAAAATCATTTATAGCATTTAGAGAATCAAAAAATTATTATTACGTCCCTAAATTTTATGGACTTGATAAATATGGTCCTGCACCCACCACGAATAAACCCATTAAGAAAATTAATGTATCCTTTAGTGGTACATTGCGACCAGTACAACATCAGGCTGTAGATGCATTTATAAAAGCTAAAAGCGGTCTTTTAGAGCTACCATGTGGATTTGGTAAAACTATTTTGGCCCTGTATATTATTCATTTGCTTCAGTTAAAAACAATCGTCATTGTCCACAAGGAGTTTTTGGTCGATCAATGGACCGAGAAAATTAAAGAGTTTTTACCAAGTGCTACAATTGGTCGTCTTCAAGGAACTATAATTGATATTGACAAGGATATTGTTATTGGTATGCTACAATCTATTTCAATGAAGGATTACCCGAAAGAAATGTTTAGTGGATTTGGTCTAACTATTATTGACGAAACTCATCACATTGCTGCCGAAGTATTTAGCAATACATTATTTAAACTCGTGACCCCGCATACACTTGGACTTTCTGCTACAATGGAAAGAAAAGATGGATTGTCAAAAGTATTTAAAATGTTTCTAGGAGACATTGTCTTTTCAGCTCAGCGTGAGCAAACTACCGTAGTTGTGCACAAGGTTCTATTTACATCAGAGAATGAAGAGTTCAATACTGTCGTGAAAAATTTTAGAGGAGAAACAAATTATACAACCATGATTAAAAAAATTAGTGAATTTAATCCAAGAAAAGATTGCATCCTAAACATATTAGAACACATTTTAACGTGGGAAACTACAGAACAAGTCATGATTTTGTCTCACACAAAAGCATTACTACAATATTTATACGATGCTATAGTGCATCGCTCACTTGCTACAGTTGGATTTTATGTAGGCGGCATGAAAGCTGTTGCATTGAAAGAAACGGAAACAAAACGAATTGTACTTGCTACGTTTGCCATGGCAGAAGAAGCTCTTGATATTAAGACATTAACCACATTAATCATGGCAACACCAAGAACAACAGTTACTCAACCAGTAGGACGTATTTTACGAACAAATCATGACATGCCACTTGTTATAGATATAGTAGATTCACATGGTACATTTTTAAATCAGTGGGCTAAACGTCGCGCTTACTACAATAGTCAAAAATATACTATTGTAGAAATTAATCATGCTACGTATCCTACTCCAGTTCCACCAAAAAAAGTGGTGAAATCTAAAATTAAATGTTTAATATAACCATGTCCAAATCAAGTATATTAGGAGCAGGACATGGCAGTTCAACTGGTAAAAACGCCAATACAAATCTTGTACAAGTTGGAGATAAATTACAGGGATTACCATCCACTATTGGCCGTCACACGTTTGGTGGTCGTTCACATGGAACTCGACGCCACTATATTTTTGATATCCGTAGGCCACTATCAAGTACTAAGGCACAGGGTATAGATTATGCTACTTGTGGTACTCCACTTATTTCACCGGGTACAGTTGATTTTTCATCGTCTGCTGGTCGATATAGATCAACTACATCATATACAAATATCAAGTCTATAAGTGCCAATGTAGATTTGTCTCGTTTAAAATCTCTAAGTGATGTAAATGCTGCTTTTTACATGATACAACAAGCATCTCCTTCGTCTCCATATTGTGATAGTGGTGGAAATGGTAATTGTGGTGAAATTGATTTTTTAGAGACAAATGGACTAGGTATAATTCAGTCGACTATACATTTTCCAGAAGGAAACGGAGCTGGAAATTCTCAAACATACGAATATACTTGGACTGGAGCAAGTACAAATCAAAATTTTACTACTCCAACTTCATTTAATGTTGGTGAACATGATGCATCAAGTATTGACTTTACTAAACCAGTACCAATACAGATTGACTTTCAAATTGATAATGGAAACTATACTGGTATGACTATATTACTTGGACAAATTCAAATATTTTCTTCTACAGGAGCAAGTAATTCAATTTGGTCAACCATTACAGATTCCATGTCAAAAGGGTGGGTAATTGTGTGTTCATATTGGCAAGGATTTTCACCTAAACCAACTGGATGGTATACGGATAATGTGGGCTGGTCAAATTTGTGTCCGGCTACTGGACCTATTTTTTCAGACATACAGGTTATTACTTAAATGGTTAGAGAAGCTTTTACGTCTTGTCCCTTTAGAAAGTTTAGTTGGATCTTATATTGATTGAAAAAGTTGGAAAATAGGTTGCCGCCAGGACCAGACTTGTATACATTCCATGCTTCTTGTGGACTAACTGCATCACTCCAATAATTAAATTTGGCTGTATATCCTGAAAATCCTCCTGCGGGAGTTAGTGCTAATTGAGCTGCATTGTCAGCTTTTGGCATACCAGGTAGTACACTGGTCTTTACTAGTTTGCCATTAATATACGTGTCTAGTGCGCGCGTATTAAGTGAGATTATGATATTTGTCCATTTTTGAAGTGGAACGTTTGGCACAATGCTTTCAAATGGACCATCTTCTGTACCCATTCGAACAATAAGGTTATTATCAATAGGCGCGAGGGATACAGACGGAATTAAAAATTGTCCAGTTGAGCCGCGTACGAATATAATTTTTTCGTCTCCGAACCGATATTGCCAATCTTCAATGTAAATCCATATGCTATATGCGTAATTGACTCCAGTGCTTGCTGGTAATTTTGTAGCATCAATGATTTGAGATTTATTAGCGTCGTCAAAACTACTCAATGCTTTTGTCCCATTAAAAAGCCACGAAATTATTAATACAATTCCTAAAAACCCAAGAAATATTGCAATTGTACTTCCCATGATACTTAATCCATATATTTTATTTCCAATGAAATATGTTTGTTATTAAAAAATTTGTTAATTTAAGTGTTGCAATAGAAATTGTAACTTCTAGAAGCGCCATATTTGTTTGAGAGATTCTATGCGTATGTTAACGTTTTTTTTTAATATTTCGCCATCAATGTATCGAATTGAATATCCATTCTGTTTGACGGCTTCCAAACAAACATCAACATTATTTTTTAATATTTCATCATCAATGTATCGAACTGCATGTCCATCATGTTTAACAGCTTCCAAACAAATATTAATATTTTTTTTTAATATTTCATCATTAATATATCGAATTGAATATCCCTCTTGTTTAACAGCTTCTAAACAAATATTAATATTATTTTTTAATATTTCATCATCAATGTGCTGGATTAGGTTTCCATTTTGTTTAACGACTTTCAAACAAAAATCAACATTCTTCATTAAATTATGTTTGCTGATTTGACAAATTAATTCTAAAATAATTTTATCACATTTCATTTTATTATCCTCCAAATAACATTTAGCATCATTTGGAATTTTTACATTTGCAAAATTCGTGCCGTAATCTAAATAGTCTGATATATGGTTCTTGTCTGTAAAATAAAGTCCACCTTTACATTCACTTGATGGATCAAATTTGACAATATCTTCATTTAGTCCAATTTTATATGTAAAACCGTGATGCGTTAAATCTTTAGCAACACATTTATAAAATATTTTATCATTTGTTTTTCCACATAAATGTTGATTAATTTGTTTTCCTGACACTTCTTTGTAAAGATTTTGTTTATAAAATTCGCTGTTCATTAACGATACCGTTGTGGCTGGCATAGTACGCATAAATAATGAACCCCAAACCATGCCTTATATATGCATGGATAATAAATCATTTTTTATTAAATAAATTTTTGTGAATATTTTAATGTTATTGTTCAAATATGCATTACAATATATGTATACATATATTGTCGTTTTCTTGCTTGACGAATTGTACTCCAAGTTCCAGAACGTAGCTCTTCTTTATTTTTATCCATTGGACAAGCAATTAGTATTGTAGAATTTTTAAGTATATCTAAATTTCTTTTTAAAAATGGTTTAGTTTCCATGATAACATCTGCTTTATTAAATGCTCTTAATGTTGGAACATCTGGAGGATAAATGTGTATTACAATAGTTTTAGCATGATTTATGTCTTTATATTTTATACATAAATTATGGAAATCAGTATCTGCACCAATACAATCTCCATGCGATACACATATAGTATCATATTTATCAAATATTAATTTAATTTGGTCTTCTTGATCTGGTCTTAATCCAGTACGATTTCCAGTAATTCCAATTTTAACAATATTCATTATAAGTCATTTAAATAATTTAAATAGTATTGAATCAATTTTATCATCATATTTTTATTCATTCTCTTCCCAGTCTTCAACACCAAACCATTTTGTAATATTTGATGGATGAAATACTTTTTCAATTATCGATTTATTTTTTCTAAATTTATTTGTTTTATTTTTTCATAATCATATGTAAATATATTTGAATTTGAACTCATCCTATCCCAATTAATTTTATCTTGATTTTCTTTCAATAATTGGATTACATCGTCATTTGAGTTTCTACTTAAATTAACCCAATTAATTCTATCTTGGTTGTCTCTCAATAATTGAATTGCACCATCATTTGAGTTTCCACTTAAATTAATCCAATCAATTTCATATTGGTTGTCTCTCAATAATTGAATAGCACCATCATTTATATTTCTACTTAACCAATACCAATTAATTTCATATTGGTTGTCTCTCAATAATTGAATAGCACCATCATTTATATTTCTACTTAACCAATACCAATTAATTTTATCTTGCAATGAATAAAATTAAACTATAATATAAATTTGAAGATGAATTTCAAGTGGTGAAACGTAATGCAATCAAAATGGCAAACGATATAACTATAACAAATAAATATAATGTATCTACTGACAGTATACTTGATAATTCCAACACTAAAATAGGTCTATCATTTGAAAATAAATCTATTATTATACATGGTAATCATTACTACATGTCTGGTGCAGATATGTATTTATTAGTAACTAAATTAACTGATAGTATTCTCCCCCTTTTTTAAAATCAAATTCGCTGTATGGATTATTTTATTTACCTTTTTACGTTTATGAAATGAGTCAATCAACAAAAAGAGACTATTTTAAAATTGGAAAACACATTAAACATGTCGTAATAAAGAAAAACATTAAAGTTAATAAAAAATATTATTTATATTAAAACACGTTTACAACTCACTCCAATTGAGTCGACCATTAATAGTAGCAATATCCATAGCATTCGATGAACTACCATATATTAAAAAAATGTTGGATTAGTACTAATAAAGTATGAAATAGAAGATACTATTGAATCATTGGAACAAAAATAAAGAAGAATGCTTACCAATCATATTGCAGTAATCTATTGGTTACTTGCCCTAGTATTAGCACATTTGAAATACGTGATCATGTCGACTGTATTATCTCATCAATGTGTATTGAAAGTGATTTTGATTTTAAAATTGCTTGGAATTGTAGTAGTGCACCAGTAGAACAAATGTATGTAGGAGCTACATCAATACTACATAGTGATGCAACTATGAATATAGATTTGTGTTTTAATACTTGTTTGTTAAATTATAATGTGCCTGATTTAGATGATTATCTATAAATTTTTCTCCTTTCCCACAAGGTCCAGTAATGCAATCCACTTTGAGCACTTTGTTCTTTCCGGTACCCTTTATAATGTGTTAATATAACTTTATCCTTATACATTACTGTATCTTGATACTGAGCTCCTCGAGGATATTTAAGATCTAATGTCAACTTGTAATTTGCTGAAGCAGTTCCTAATAGCTCTGGTCCAGTTGGTGAAAGTGGTGTTCTACCATACAACCTAAACTTGACAACAGAAACAATTCTATTAATACAATCTCGTAAAAATAAATGTCCTGCATTACAAACCATAATAGCATTATAAATATGTAAAGAATTAGTTGGTCTATCGACTGCAAAATGATCACTCAAAGTTAAATCGATTAATGAAAAATTAACCGTCTTAAATTTAATATCCATGTATATCCCACCCTTTATGAAGAGTATACATAGTCTCCATAAATCGGCTTTGTATGCGCCTGGTATCAACGTATCAAATGTATTTACTACCTCGGGGTTGAAATATGTTTTGATAAATTCACGGCATTCATTATCATTATACAAATGAAATTTAAATTGTGGATTTGTTTTTTTAAGTATATCCATATTTTCTTGCATAAGTGGAGGCAGCTTACTTGTTTTCCACGTCATGTAAATATCTAATGGAATCATATTAGTATTATTTTATTATATTATAATATGCCATTTATTCGCAATTATAATGGTATCATGAACATACTAACACAAATTGCAGTGGGTACATGTAGTGGAACTTGTAAATCCACGTGGCTGAATAATATAAATCATGCAGTTCAATGCAATACAAATCCATGGAAATTGACTATACAACAACGTACTCTTATAACTGAAAAAATTAAAATTGTATCAGGGGTTAATGCCAAGACTACTATATCTGTTAAATGACTATAGCTTAATCATATAGTCTATTTCTTCTTCTGCGTGTTCCGTGTTTGCAATATCGCCCAAGTTATTATTAATTTGAATTGCATCACAATCATGTTTAGACAGAACTTGTTCATCTGTAAATTGTTTATGTACAACAGGCTTCATTCCAGAAACTTTTTCCATGTCCAACAACACATTAAAGGATGATGTACCATAAAATCCTTCTTGTCCAGTCATTATGTTTGCTGATACGCCACGCATATTATCAAGCTCTCCGTGAATAGCTGCCCTAAAGAACATTTCAGGTGTCTCCTCAAAAGATGCTTTAGCAATTGGTCCAATATTATCCTTATTAACACCATGTCTGCATACAGACATCATGGGATGCGTACTAGTCATTCTATCACACAAGAGTGACTTGTGGTGGTCATTAATATATCCGCCATCAAACTCAATGACTTCGGTCAATTCAGAGTAAATGCAGTCACGCGCAGCCTCAATGCCAAGAACATTATTTGTTTCTCTAATATCATTACTGGTAGTTGTCGTTGGATCTATAAAATTTGTTCCCAAAACATCAATTAGATTTGTCCCCACTGTATCAAGTACCCAAATATCATTTGATTCATAATTACCATCCACAAATTTTAAGTGACCTTTTAGTGATCGAATAGTTACCTTTGAAATATTCTTGACACCTCGCAACACAACATTCATTAATTTTGTTTGTGTAAATTTCAGTGCACTTGCATAATCCATTGCATCAAACGATGTTCGTTTCCGGTGTTTTAATATTTTTGTTGTTACACGCAAGACAAGTTTTGTTTCATTATAGTCTGTATATACACATTGTAGTTTACAAAAGTCACTATGTCTTTTAATGGCAAAATTAACATCATCCATGGTAATGTTCTTGTCAAGCATGTGCTCTGCGTTCATCTCAATTCGAATAACCCATTTACTGTTAGTATCGTCAGTCGTATCAACACATTCCTTTAGTAAATCGTCAAACTCTATTCTTCGCTGGATAAATGCACAATCTTCTTCTGTTGGAACTGGCTCGAAACAAATATCAACCTTGTCTACAATATCCGACAATCTGGTTAGCTGAAGCATTGTCATGTAGTGCCTTACTCGTTCCTGATTCATTTCATCTACTTCTTTTAGACGTACAGTAATGGATGGATTTTTAGGATTTGCTGAAAGAGATAGAATCTCTTCAATTCGAGGAACACCACGAGTTACATTTGACTTACTGGCAACACCCGCAAAATGAAATGTATTTAAAGTCATTTGAGTTGTTGGTTCACCAATAGACTGAGCTGCAATAATGCCAACCATTTCACCTGGCTGGATAATGGACCGTTTGTACTGCAATACAATTTGTTCTAGCAGCGTAGTAAGAGCAACTCGAGTATAATGTTTAGAATATAATTCACGTGGAGACAAGCAATAATAGTACATGATTTTAAATAAAATGCTGGGGCTATATCCATTCAACCCATTCAATTGATTATAATACACATCAAGCATGTCGTACATTTCAAGTGGTGTAATATCAGACAAGGTATCCGGTGTCAAGTGAAACTGTTTCTGGACATTGACCACAATATACGATATAGCAACTGGTAGATGCACATCGTATTTATTTCTAAATTCAAATACATATTTAACTAAATCGTCGCGCGCTTGAAGCATGAAATCTGTCCATTTTTTTGACGTGACGGAACAGTTTTGAATTGAATACCGTTCAGCCGTTTCCCTTGTCATGTGGTCAAGTTCATCTGTATTGAAATGGTAATAAATTTGTTCTACCCGCAAAGTACATAGTGGCACAATAAACTTTTCAGTCTTTGCAGGGTCAATATTATCGTCTCCATATCGAAATTGAATAATTTTATTTTTATGATTACGTACAGTTCCGTCATATAAACTGATGCAATCTTCCATTGACTTGACAAGACGACGCTGAATATAGCCCGTTGTTGCTGTTTTAACGGCAGTGTCAATAAGTCCAACCCGACCACTTTGTGCATGAAAGAATGTTTCAAATGGTGTTAGTCCCTGGATAAAGGATGAGCCTACAAATCCTCGTGGTGTAGCTGCATCATCATATTTAGTGAAATGTGGTAGAGAACGATTGTCGAACCCATATGGCACGCGTTTTCCTTCTACTTGTTGTTGTCCTAAACAGGTTACCATTTGGGAAATGTTAACGTCCGATCCTTTTGAACCAGCCTGAACCATTAGAATAAATCGATTCGTGGGCGATAAATCTGCTTTTCCTATTGAGCCAGCTTCACTATTAGCATCATTTAAGATTTGATTAATTTGTGTCTCTAATTCAATATTATTTGTTCGACCAGTTTCATTTACAAATTTATTTGAATGCGTACTCAAAATTAAATCATCAATGAGTTCCTTTTTAGTTTGAATAATATCGTCGATAGCACCTTTGGTGGCTTTACTAATCAATAGGTCATTAATACCTACACTAAAAGAACTAGTTTTCATGTATTCATTCACAATGTGTTGAATGTTATCAATAAAATCTGCCGACGCAAATTGTCCAAAGTCATTGAATATACGATGAATCAATCCAGTAGTTCGTTTACCCAATGCAGCCTTGTCAAGTTGTCCTCTATGATAAGTTCCATCCACAATGTCAACAATATGATTTGATGTATCTTCATTTTCTGTATCCGAATCAAAGTATTTTGTTTTTTGACGATTTGTCATGGGCGGAAATATTTGAGACATGACATCAAAATTCGTTACACCGTCAGCTTTAAAAATGGTTTCATCAACACGCGGTAAATTCACGACTAGATTCATGGCAATTAATGGTGATAGAATAATATTTGGACGAGTAAACTGAAATGCACCAATAAGTGAATCCTGAAAGATTCCAATGATAGATTCGTTTGATGCTGGACTAATAATTTGATACGGTACAGCCGCCAAATGTTTTAGTTCAGTCTCAGCTTCCAGTGATTGAGGCATGTGTAGATTCATCTCATCTCCATCAAAATCAGCATTGTATGGTTTTGTATCACCCACATTCATACGAAATGTATCTCCCTTGAACATGACTCGCACAATATGCCCCATCATACTCATGCGATGAAGTGTAGGTTGTCGATTAAATAGCACAGCATCACCGTCCATCATGTGTCTATGCACAATATCACCCGGTGATAGCTGTATAGATTCACGATCAGCATATTTTAACGAAATGTGGATAGTATGTTCGGGTGTAACCCTCTCGAGGAGTTTTGCCCCAGGGTATGAATCTGGACCAGCTCGAACCAATGTTGTCAAACTATGAATATTTCGGTGATTAACTACTACAGGTCGTGTAATGTTCATGGCAATCTTCAAGGGGACACCCAATTCACGAATGGATAAATTAGGATCTGGTGTAATGACTGACCGAGCACTAAAATCAACGCGTTTTCCCATGAGGTTTCCTCTTACACGCCCCGTTTTACCATTTAATCTATCCTTGATGGACTTGAACGCGCGCCCCGATCGTTGTGCAGCAGGTTTAGCATTTGACATGTTATTATCGACAAGAGTAGATACAAAATATTGAAGAACACTGTGATAATCGTCAATGGTAGTTGCTGTACCTCCATTTTCCATTTTATCACGCAATGTTTTATTGGCCTTGACAATTTGAACTAAAATATAGGTCAAGTCGTCTTCACTTCTTTGTGACGAGTCATATTTTACCGAAGGACGCATGGATGGTGGCGGGAATGCCAGTACTTGACAAATCATCCATTCTGGTCTTGACCAGAGGGGACTAAAGCCCATGAAAGAAATGTCATCGTCTGAAATTCTGCGAAATAGTTTAATGAATACTTCTGGAGTCACTTTAAGTTGTTGCAACTCGGGCGTTTTCCATTCAGCACGTATGGTGGCAAACCCGTCTGGTTTATATGTATTGGGCTGTTTACAACCACATCCATCTAAACTAGACTCACCACATCGCGTAATTTTATTACATATAGAATATACTTGTCTCCACCGCTTATCTGGAGCTAAATCAAGTAATGAACTGTATTTTTCCTTATCAATCAATAAACGGCTACATCTAATACAGATACATTTTGCAATACTAATGACAGTACTAAGATATTGAACGTAAAATACTGGCTTGGCAAGTTCTAAATGTCCAAAGTAGCCTGGACACTGTATGTAATCCAATCCATCCGTAGGACAAATAAGGCCTGGTTCAAGTGTTCCCATGCGAGAATCAAATACTCCACCCACGACAGCCTTATTATTTACATATGTTTCATGATTTGTAATTTCGGCCACTGAACTCTTACGAATTTCCTCTGGAGAAAATAATCCAAATTGAATTCCTAGAATGGTCGACTCATTGTTCATAAGTATGTATACTATATACTTTTATAATCAAATCAATTTAATTTATATTTAGCATAACTCTTTCATAATTTACATGTTGATATTCAATATCACTATAACCAGCTTGTTGTACAACTGATAATGGATATAATACATACCATGCATCATTTTTCTGTAAAATTTTCCAGTACATGTCTATAGCATAACATCTATGCAAGTGTGGTGTTTTTAATAAATTGCTTAGTCCAGCTTTAAAGTTTGCTATAAGTGTATCATAATATGCATATTTAACAATATAACCTGTTGTCGTTTGTGCATTAAAAACACGTAAACAATAATCTGTTTTGAGATGGTTAGGAGATCCAATATTTCCACCGAGCATTACAACGTCCCACTCGAAATGTGTATGGTTTAGTTTATTAATATTATCGATAAATAAGTCTGGTTTAACAAATAATATATCATCTTCACAAATACATACTTGGTTCCATTGTCTCTCTTTTGCCAGTTCTAAACATTTAATATGGCTCAATGTACATCCAATACGTCCATCTGGACATGCTATTGCATTTACGCATTCACTAAAAATACCCATACGGTTAAATTGGGATTCAACCATTTTTTTTCGATCGGTGCGATGTTCCAAATTTATATATAATACGTGCTCCATGTATTAAAAGTACTTTTATCATTAAATGGTTAAATAATATTTATAATATAATATGGCAGCATTAGCAACAACACTATCAATAAGAATAGAGCATTTAACCTTTGTATTAATTTCAAAATCAGTAGCTGACAATAAAGGATATGTATATGTAATAGATTCAACAAAGGGTGTGATTGAAGAAAGAAATAAAATTATATTTGAAGTTTATGATGATAAAGGTATAAATTTAGGTGTTTACAATGCATATTCATCTGTCAGTGAATTAGGAATATGGAGACTATGTTTTGTATCCAAGGATGATATTCAACATATTGAAAAATTTGATAATTATATACAAGCAACATTATTAGATGTTCGATTACAAGCATTTATAAATGAAAATTTTCATTTATTGCCATTTGTCACTAAAGCTGATGCATCAGGGACTCAGTTAATACTGACCAAGGCTCAATTAGCTAGTGACCCAGATAAAGAGATATATACATATTTAGACGGTGTCAATCCTAATGGAATAATTACGTGCCCAGTTACCACGACAGAATCTTATGAAATAAATAAGAGAGATATACAGATTTTTAGACCAACATTAATCACACTGCAACAAAAATCAGACTTTTTAGAAGACAATTATAATTTAATTACAGAATCGTATTCAAAAATAACAGACTATAATATTAAATTAGATAATTTTCATGCACACGTTGATTTATATGAAATAACTGCAGTAAAAAAAGAACGCGGTGAAACATTTCTACCAGATTCTATTATTTTTCAAATTGGTAAATGTTCATTTGATGTTTTGCATCATGATATACATAGAGAAGGATATTACATATTCAATATTAAATTGCCAGAAACTACTATTCTTAAATATGGAATATATAACAATTTTGTATCTGGAATTACAAATAATAATGATGAAAATTACATTACAAAACCATTAAATTATATAAAACAGCCTGTTGCAGATAATTATGCCCAGACAGTACGTGATATTGATACTACAATAGAAAACATAAAATCAAAACATTACATTTTTACAGCTCATAGAAATATAATCCAATTTCCTATAAAACAAATAATTCAATTTAATACTTTGACAAGACAATTTTTGGATGGTGGTCGTAAGAGTAAACGTAAGCGTAATCATCGTAAGAGTAATCGTCGTAAGAGTATACGTAAAAAACATAAAAGTAAACGTATTTAAATATAAATAAACTACTCCAGCACAGGATACGTCTCATCAATAATCAGTACTGTCCAAATTGTTTGTATAAAGTCGCCACAAATAGTCATGCTTGGCAATAAGCTGTGCCAGTACTCGAATGATCGTAAAGCAGTTACAATTCCACAGGGCAATTCATCATTTATTGGACGACTATACGAAGCATGATTAATGTCATATTTACCCTCATAAATTGTTTCAAGTGTCGTCATGATAATAATTGTCTTCATGTTGCATGATTAACTTGTTGACATATTTTTATTATTTCAATTTTTATTTTTATTTTTATTTTTATTATTTTAATAAAAATTGAAATAAAAAACTAATAAATTAGGTATTACTTTAAGATGAACACTAAATACCGAAGCGAGAAAAGTGCGAATGGATTTGGTCTAAGTGTACTTAAATCTGGCATGCAGAAATATATACGAAGGGGAAATCTGGACATGGCATTATACTGTACGTCTGAGCTTGATCGATTTGCAGAAATAAAAGGTGGTGAACGAATTCGAACAAATATGATTCATAGATTAATGATCATTTTCTTGGAGGATGTTGGACTTGGAAATTTCGAATTATGGGGAAAACTTACTGACTTGTTTGATATTTTGTTAGTTGAAAGAACTCGTGTTGAAAGAAATACTGTAAATGAAATTCGTGCTTTGGAAAAAATCGTTCGTAATTTGTGTAAAAGTAATAAGACTCGAGCATGTAGTTTTATGAATTGCATAACACAGATGATTCCCGGCGATGAAGAAATGGTTGGAGAATATTATTACCGGATTGGCACTGAAGAAACTCCGGAAGATTGCTTGGCATCTCTTGATGAACATTTACTTAATAAACATTGGAAGAGTATCTTCTATCTAAAAAAACTGATTTATGAAAAGCCTCTTAAAAAACGATTATTGGTAATTCTGGAAAAGTACTTTAGCATGAATCTGGCAAAAAGATGGATGAAGCATGTACATAATAAGCTTGGCGAACATTATTTACTATATATGTTGCCTCTGGGAAATTATTTATATGGAAGTATTCCATTGCAGTTTGATGATACTGAAATAGACTACGATGTATGGGTTGATAGAGGAGTATTGAAATTAGATGAATTTGTATATGATAAACATACATCTGCAGCACTCGATAGAACGACTGAATACTTTGTAAAAGTTAGTTCGCAGGTATTTCCTGAAGTATTTATAGTTCCTGTGAAATTTAAACAGCTATATGAATGGGCTCGATGTGGAAAAAAACTTAATGTTGTAAAAAAAGAAACTGACTATAAATTTCTTGTACGAGCACAATTGGTAACATCTGGCAGTAAAACAGATACTTACTATGCAACACATAAAGGAGACGTATGGTTTGTAAAAGGACCATTTTATGGAAGAAAGGAAGTCGATGACTTTATAGAGATTCAGGCTATGAAAAAGATTGCTGGCCTCACTTATATAGAAGATGCTAAATGCGTGGAAATGGTAGCTGATAGGTGGGACGAAACTCCTATAGGTATTAGAAACATACTAAGTAAAACTAAAGCATTACCATTTCTTATATGTAAATCATTTTACAGTGAAGAAGAATTAGAACAATGGACAATTCCACATGGTAGTTTGAAATGGCCTGTAACTAATATAATTGATATGACGGCATTTAAGATTCAACTACCAGGTTTAACTGGTGTCATGTTGATTGACTATGTAAAATTAATTGCATTTAGGATGAAACATAATATTGGTGATTTAGCAGATAGAAACTTTATAAAATATAAAGGACGACTGTATTCGGTCGATGAATCTTATACTAAAAAGAGTATATCTCTACTTGCAAACTTGAAGAAGAAAAAATACGATGCATTTAAGAATACATGTGAAGATTTACTAACTAAAGGTGAGATTACACTACTAGAATATAATTTCATGTTTTAAAAAAAATATAGGCATAATGTATGAGTGATCAACCGCCTTCTCCAATTGTTTCTGGAGAACTAGACGTTCCACGAATTACTACTGAAGTTTTACGAACTATTACAGAAGTTCCTACTGCAGCAGAACAACCACAAACTGTCACTACAGAATCACGAACTGTCACTACAGTTCCACGAACTACTGCAGCAGCAGCAGCAGCAGAAGAACCACCGTCCATGGAGCATTTGCTTGATTGGAGTACACCTCTTTTACGCCTTGCAGGTAGAACACCAAACCCTCCTCCTACTACAAAAACTCGTCGAAAGAGTATTAAATCTCAACGTTCGGACAACCGAGCAGAAGCTGTCCGTAAAAGTCGAATAATGACTGACAGAAAAAAAGAAAGAGAACAGGAAATGCGTCGTCGCATGAAAAGACTGCGTAAGCCATCCCCAGAATCTTCTACAAAAACTCGACGAGAGAGTATTAATGCTGATCGTTCGGCTAAACGGCGTGAAACTATTCGTAAACAACGTGAAAAAAATACAATACGGGTTGACCACCAAGCGGCAATTGACCGCATAACAGCAGATAGAGAACATCGGGACCGACAGACTGCTATACGCGATGCAGAATACGAGGTCCGTCATCGTGACCAAAAACGTCTTGATGAAGCATGGCGTGATGGAACACATGCTCGAATACACCGAGCAGCTGAACTCGAAGTAAAACCTGAAAGGAAAACTTTATCAAAAGCAGCCGCTACTAAATTGGCAGATCAAGTACGAGAATATCGTGATGATGGGTTTAGCCAGTTTGGCCAAGGTAGGTTGTAAATAATTATCGTTTATTTATAGTTTGTTTTTTGATTTTTTTATTATGTTTTTTAGTCTTTTGGTTTTTAATTGTTTTTCCTCCTGACACAAAATCGTCCGAGAAATTTAATAAAAAACATCTATTATATATAATCCTAAATACATTATTACTATTATTTGCTGTATCTATACCAAAATAATGACATGCCATTCCTCTATATTGGTGAAGAGTTAAATATTCTTTTACATGCTTCTTTATTAGCATCATAAAGTTCTCTATTGAGAACTAAATAAGGTTTAAATATATTTTTATCTAATGTATAAAAAAAATGATTAGCCATAATTATATTACTCAACATATTTACTCTTATCTGCACGTCTTCAGTATCCAAGTTTTGTAATTTTGTATTACACCAATTTCCATCCCAATCAATCAATTTAACATCTACAGAATCAGTATTGATAACACAATTTCGAGGTTTAATATCAAAACATACTATATTGAGATTTTTGGTCATAGATGCAAAATGAGATGTTAATTGTTCTCTTATAGATTCATCTGTAGAATTAAGAATCATCTGGAAATTTTTTATAATAGTCATATAAATCCATATCATATCCTTCAGAAATAGAACAACCATGTCCAAGTGGGGCGTCTTTTTTTAATAAAACATGTCCCATAAAATATAATTTTGGAGATATATTAAATCTAGACGCATTAATATAATTTTGTTTCAAGTCAAGTCATGTCAGACTTACTGGCATCATCACCATAGATTTCATATGAAGACGATGATTTACGTATACTAGCATTGGCTTCAAGACGTAAAACAAATTTTTTACCATCTTTTATATACGCTTCAACTATATAAGAACGTCAATCGTCATTTTTATGGTCATATATTGCCTCGTCTAAATATAAATGTTTAACATCATCTAATAGTACTACTTGTTCACCCAAAAATAAGTCGTCATTAGAAGATTCAATGGAAGCCATATATCATACTATTATTATATACTCTTGATTCATTGAAATAAACAAGTTTTGATAAAATATTTCATTTTATTTCAATACTGTGTGTCGTTCATAGCATAACATTTAATATTTTTTTTTAAATATTAAGATAATATTTCAATGTGGTTTATCATTATTATTACTATTATAATGTCAATGTATGAAGGCACAACACCGATTTATTTTAAATGCCATATTAGACGGGTGGTCAGTTACTCGTACTGCACCCAACACTTTTAAATTTATTAAAAAACACTATAATATTAAGGAATATTTTGATTCCATGTATATAGAAACATTTATTGATTTATATAAGTAATTCATTCAAATTATTATCTTTAGTAGTAATATAGTATGGGAGGAGGACTTATGCAACTAGTAGCTTATGGCGCACAAGACATTTATTTAACTGGTAATCCTCAGATTACCTACTGGAAGGTAACGTACCGCCGGTACACTAATTTCTCGGTTGAATCCATTGAACAGACCTTTAACGGACAGGCCGACTTTGGTCGCCGTGTAACCTGCACCATCTCCCGAAATGGAGATTTGGCTTACTCCACCTGCCTCCAGGTTGTCCTTCCTCAGATTGGACAGGACCTTAACCCCAGTGGTGACGTATATGCTCGTTGGTTGGATTTCCCCGGAGAGCAGATTATCTCCCAGGTTGAAGTTGAAATTGGTGGCCAGCGCATTGACCGCCACTATGGCGACTGGATGCACATCTGGAACCAGCTTACCATGGTTTCCGCTCAAGAAAAGGGATACAGCTCCATGGTCGGCAACACCACCCAGCTCACCTACCTTACCGATCCTTCCTTCTCGGACGTGGACGGACCTTGCCAATCTGATGCTCCTCGCCAGATTTGTGCTCCCCGTAACGCTCTACCTGAAACCACCCTCTACATTCCTCTCCAGTTCTGGTTCTGCAAGAACCCTGGACTCGCTCTCCCTCTTATTGCCCTCCAATACCACGAGGTGCGCATCAACATTGATCTCCGCCCCATTGACGAGTGCCTCTGGGCCGTCAATACTCTCTCCAATGACTGTGTCAACACCCAAAAGGTTACCCAGGCCTACAACCAGTCGCTCGTTGCTGCTTCCCTTTTCGTGGATTACGTATTCCTTGACACTGACGAGCGCCGCCGCATGGCCCAGAACCCTCACGAGTACCTCATCGACCAGCTCCAGTTCACCGGCGACGAGTCCGTTGGTTCTTCGTCCAACAAGATTAAGCTCAACTTCAACCACCCCGTCAAGGAACTCATCTGGGTTGTACAGCCTGATGCCAACGTCGACTACTGCTCTTCGCTCGAGTGCGGCACCATCCTCAGCAAGGTATTGGGAGCCCAGCCTTTCAATTACACTGACGCCGTTGATGCTCTCCCCAACGCCATCCATGCCTTTGGCGGTCCTGCTTCCGTTGCTGGTTCGGTTGGTGCTAGTGCTAATGGCCAGAACTACGACTTTATCACCGCAGAGGGACTCTTCCAGTCGGCTGGTGCCATGGACGCCATGGACGCATCCTACGCTGGCATGTGGACCAACCCCACCGTTTCGGACGGCGGTGCCACTGGAGACTCTGGTTACTTCCAGAGCAACCCCAATTTCGCCCCCGTTGCTGGTGGATCTCAAGTCGAATCCTATGTATCGGACGCTGGTACATTTGTCCTCTCCGAGACTGCCATCAACCTCCATTGCTGGGGAGAGAACCCCGTTGTCACCGCCAAGTTGCAGCTTAACGGCCAAGACCGATTCTCGGAGCGCGAGGGCGGATATTTCAACACCGTTGTTCCTTTCGCCACCCATACCCGCACACCCGATACCGGCATTAATGTATATTCCTTTGCCCTTCGCCCTGAAGAGCATCAGCCCTCGGGCACCTGCAATTTCTCCCGCATCGATAACGCCACTCTCCAGTTGGTTCTCTCGAATGCCACTGTCACTGGAAGTTCGACCGCCAAGTGCCGTGTATATGCTACCAACTACAATGTGTTGCGGGTAATGAGTGGTATGGGCGGACTTGCTTACTCCAACTAAATATTCAATCCAATATACAAACATTAATAATAATAATAAAAAAAACAATAA